AGAGTAATCAGGGAAACCTGACAACCGAGTGAAAAAAGATTGATTGAAACACACTTATTAGAGAGCCTCCCCAACTTAACAATAATTGTAAATCAGTTTTGATCAATAATAAAGCTCAATACTCGAGATAGGGCCTAGTTAGCCTTATCGGGAATATCATACTGGCAAACATCAAGAACAGGTCTCGACTCCCGGAAAAGAGTCGAACCCGGGTGATAATGGGAAATTATCACATGTTCTGGATGGTACCGTGTGTGAATGGACCTGCTTCGAGGATAAGTTCTTTCCTAGAACTTACTTCTTAGCAGAGGTCCAACTGGACCCAGTCGTCATGTCCTTGATTCATCTGGATGAATCATTGGAGACTATTAGTCTCCCACGCAACCGCACGATTTTGTTTGATCGTGGGGCTGCACGAAGGAGGGCAATGACTTCTGGTAGAGAGGTTAAGAACCGTTGGAAATCTATGCACAAAAGGGAAGATTTTGATCCTTTAAAGTTCATGATTTCTAACAGGTTACCTCTCGATAAGATCAATGGGACATTCCCTTTAGTTTTTAGAGACTATAGGAGATTGTCCCATGCACTACGTATGGCTTGGGCATTTTACTTGACTATGCGGATGAAGAGATTGAGTAAGTGTTCCTTCTCTCAAAGGACAAAGGATAATACCTTTGTACTTAAAGAGAAGAACTTACTTACTATTATCTTCGTCCACATGTACTCTCAGCTCAATAATCTAAATATTGAGGATGAGAAAGAGATTGTAAAATGCCTAAAGAATTCCTTATGTTATCATGTTTCCGTTGCGATGGATCAAGAAGAACTTCCGGAAGGAGACCATTTTGATATGGTCCCTTTTCCGCTCCGAGGACTTTTTAGAAAACTTGATAAAGAGGCAGAAGTCAACTTTTTCTTCTCCCTCTTACAATCAAAAGCTCTCTGTAAAGAAGTCCCGGAAGAGTTCATTCTTGATACTTTGATCAAACACCGTAATCAACTTTCTTCTCCCTCAGTGAAACTTTCAGATGAAACTCTGACTATTCTTCGTGAGAGAGGAAGAAAATTTGGGAAGATAGTTAAAAAATACTATAACCCCAATCACGGATTTAGTCCCTCTAACAAGGCTACCTTTGCTTTTCCTCGTAATTTAGGAGGAGTTAAAGGAAATCTTGTTTATGATAAGAGACTAAATAACCAACAAAACACAGAGGATCTTCCATCTCGCCAGTTAGACAGGATGGAACCTCTGGTAATTGGTTTGTTTGGTCAACCAGGAATGGGTAAAAGTTCAGCACTCCCACGATTGGTAAGTGTATTATCTAAACTTTTTCCTGGTGTGCAACGTGACGAGTTAATTTACTCTCGCTCCTGTAATACCGAACATTGGGATGGTTATAAAAACCAACCCATAACGATATTAGATGATCTGGGACAGTCAAGGGAAGGCAAGGATATCAAAGAATTCCAAATTTTGGTTTCTTGTAATCCTTATGTTCTTCCCATGGCTGATCTCCCTGAAAAGGGGAGATTATTTTCCTCACCGATCATTATTGCGACGAGTAACCTTCAATATGGTCATGATCTCAGTAACGTATATAAGGATTCAGACGGTATCTTGGATGACGCCTCCTTTTGGAGGCGTTTCCATATTCCTTTATATGTAGAACAAAAAGTTGTACATAAATTGAAGAGAGATCCCATCTGGATACGTCACGAAAATCTTCGTAATACGAAGCAGATCATGAATTTAGCTCGAAGAGAAACTCGCGGAGACTTCTCGGCCTCGTTCTATCGTAGAACCATACAATTCCGAAAAGGAATTTTAGATGGTGGACGATATTCTGACGATGTCTGGGAACCTGTTCACGACAGGTACCTTGAAGATATCCTTCAGATTTTTCGAGAACGATCTGAGCATCATGATAACATTCGACGAACGTGGACTCAGACTATCAAATCTCAAGTTGAGACACCTCAAACCCAAATTGGTCTGGAATTTTATGAGAAGGAAATTAATCCTTTTCTTCCTACCTCTCTTGGGTTCAACTCGTCTCCTGAGATTCGGTCAAATACCTATTCTCTGGAATTTGATGCTTATCCGCCGGAAGGACCCCTCCCTGTAAGAGTGGAACCAATTGTGGAACCACTCAAGGTGAGGACTATCACGGCGGGGGTAGCAGATTGTTTTTGCCTCAAACCCTTACAGCGTGCCATGTGGCACGCCCTGGGTAAGGAAAAACAATTCTGTTTAACCCATGGTACAAATAACCTAGATCCGGCTATCGAAAGGATTTATAATAGTTCAAATCCTAATGATGTCTGGATATCGGGTGATTATACCGCAGCAACAGATTCCTTTCCAATTGAAGCCACTAAGGCTCTTTTGGAAGGTATCCTTGAGTCCATTGATCATGAACCTACGAAAAGGTGGGCAATGAAAGAGATTTCTCCTCATCTCTTGGTCTATCCTGCTGAATCAAATCTTGATCCAGTATTGCAGGAAAGTGGCCAATTGATGGGATCTCTTCTGTCCTTCCCTCTTCTCTGTTTACTTAATGATTGTACCGCACAGGCCGCTGGAGTGCCATCCCATAAATATCTTATTAATGGTGATGACATC